TTGGTGCGCTCGTCGATCTCGCGGGCAAGCGTCTGCAAGTCGATTTCGTACTCGATCTCGTGGAACTGCTTCAGCGTCTGTGCGATGAATGCGTCATAGCTCGCTGCAACGCGAGGGTTGCCCGGATCGTGGTGCATCGCGCCGTAGGTGTTCGCGGCTTCCCAGTCGTCGAGTGCGATGTCTAGCGGTGTCGACGTGTCAATCGACCGGATTTCGATGGTCATGATGTGTCCTTCTGGTAGAGGTGATCGGGTCCGTGTGTTGGATGATCTGCGATCAGCCTACATAGTGAACCTCAGTTTTGTGTAAGGGAAAGCTCAAGATTGTGTAAGGAAATGCGAGTTACAGTTGCAAATGACTGTAATCTGGTGTTTAACCCCCGTATTTACAGTCGTTTGACTGAAGATTTACAGTCGTAAATGACTAATTGAAAGAAAAAGCCCTGATCAGAGCCAATTAGTCACATGACTGAAAAAGCGGGGGTATATGATGGTGCTTCACAGTCACCTCATATCGACCTGAATTGCATTGCTTCCTCGCGCTGGCGGCGCTCGTTGCAATGATCCATACAAGCAAGCTGGCAATGTCTGAGACATGGTGTGAGCGGTCAGAATGCAATCGGTACAGCTACAGCTACAGATTCACCCAGGTCACCCACACTTGATGACGCACGCAGCGTCACGATGACTTTTTCCGCCAACTCGCTTGAACGCGTGTTGACGACGAATACGAAATTACGCAGTCGACGACGACGACGACTTCGGGCACTTGATACCGATTTGGCTTTCTGAAATTCTCGGCACGGCCAAAAGGCCCGCGGTTGCCCGCGAGCCCTTGGCACTGTGTCGGTCATGGTCACTCACTCACTTCAACCGATCCGTCGAGAACCTCGATGCCGCCCTGTGCGTAGTAGTTCTCGCTGAACTCGCTGAGGTCGATGCCGATCTCGTCGAGCGTCAGATCGCCCTCGTTGTACCGGCGCAGGTCGCGGCGGCTGACGCTGAAGGTGCGGCTGTAGTCCTGTGTCGCCTGCCAGTTGATCGTGACCGTCGTCTCGCCGGTCGTGCGCTCGCGATTGAACTCATCGCAGAACTGGTCATACACCGTGCACCAGTTCTGCTCTTCCGACTTGTCGTCGAGTTCGTCCCAGAGCTCTTCGATCTTCACGTCTGCGGCGTCTTCGTCGAGTCGCACGCGGATCTCGACCTGAGGCTCATCGGTGCCAGAGTTCCACGTCGTCAGGTTTGCCAGTTCCTCGCGGCCCAGGTAGCGCGTCGCTGCCGTCAGGCGAGGTGAGACGATGTTCACGCTGCGGCGCACCGCGATGCTGAGATAGCTGTGCTCCTGCGCGAACTCGTCGAGCAGATCAACCCAGCCCTGTTCGCTCGCGTACTTGAAGAGCAACTCCCACATGCGGGTCAGCGTGCCGACGCTGGTCGAGGTGTCGACCGGCTGAGACTTGGACTCAAGGTCCGCCAGCGCCCGCTCGAACAGGTCGCGCCGCGTGCCGCCGATGCCGAACTCGCCGGGGTAGCCCGCGATGAGGAACGTGTAGCGGTCATCGGCCCACGTCTGGGTCTCGTACGGGTAGGCCCACTGCCCGAACTCGCGCCCGTCCTCATCGCGCGCCAGCACCAGCGCGTCGCCGCGGTCGTCGTCCTGCGCGATACCAAAAACTGAAGCTTGCATGGTGAAACATTCCTTACGTTGGTTGGTTGTGGGCAACTCGCCCAGAACTGAATCTGCCAGGTGGCAGTTGTCGTCGACTTTCGGCACTTGATTCCGCGCCAGCGCCGAAGCGCGCGCTTACGCGCCATGCACCTCCAATCTGAGATCGAGCATCTCGATGAGGTTCTCGTAGTCCGCGTCGCTGGCGGTCATGAGTTCGGCGTACACAGCCGACCGCTCAGGGTCGGATGCCCATGCCCACACGCGCGCCTCGCGCCGCTCGAACGTGGCCTGTGCGATGCCGCGCATCACGATCAGCACAGAGCCGACCATGCTTCCGCTGATCGTCAATGCGATCAGTCCCATGCCCATGAGTTCCATGACTGCCTTCCTGCCGCGGGCTCTCCGCTGACATGAATCAGTCAAACGATGTTGTCCGATTGCCACGAAAATGAGATTGATCGGTCGTACTATGGCCTCATGACTGACACCGCTGCAAACTCTGCCCCCAAGCGCACGACGCGCAAGCGGAGCACCACGCCCAAGGCCACCGACGCAACTGCCGCGGCGACCGCAGACCAGCCCGACGCGGCTGAGCCCCAGTACTTCGCCACCCGCCGCAACCACTTCGGCGTGCAGCTTCTCGACATCGGCCCTGTCGGCTGGATCGGCCCGGTGCCGCTGAGTGTGCCGGTGGATCGGGTGCCGGATCTGATCAAGACGCTCCAGGCCGCGATCAAGCTCGACGAGCCCGAGGTCGACACGGGGGTTTCCGGCGTCGCAGCCCCCGGCACGGACGGCACCACGAAGCCGCTCAACTCGGGCAGCGACGACAGCGAGACCACGGTCACGACCGCGGACTCGAAGTAGCGACTTTCGAGGAATCGACTCAGCGCAAACTCCAAACTCCTGCTAGGTTGGGACGCATCCGGGGAATCCCGGCCCAACCCAGCAGGAGTTTTTCATGAGCGCATTGACAACCGACGACGACTTCCGTGCAGCGCGCACGCTGATCCAGGACTACCTCGACAAGTACGGCAGCTACGTCCCGCACTTCCCCGAAGAAAGCCGCGCCGTCGACATCCTCGTAGAACTCGGCGCGCGGCTTCACGCCGAGGGCAAGCACGCCCAGGCCGAAGAGAGCACCGCGGAGATCCGGCGCATCCAGCAGATGTACTCGCAGCGCGCCAAGGACAGTTACGAGACCGGCTTCCGCGACGGCGAACTCAAGGCCCTCGGGGAAGAGAAGAAGGTCGAAGAGGCGCTGAACGAGATCGCCGTCGAGCGCAGCATCCGCGACAACTACGCCGAGGCAAGCTCCGGCGAGAAGGTCGCCTCTGAGCCCAACGAAGACAGCGCCGACGACAGCGGCCAGGTCCCGTTCTCCGACAGCTACCCGTCGAGCAGCGAGTACCGGGAGCAGTGGCAGCGCGGGCTCGACCTTCAGACCGCGGAGATCCTGGTGAAGCTCGTCAACCCCGGCGAACTCACGCGCATCGTCCCGACCCCCGGCGAGGCGGGCGCGATCTTCGACCGCATCTTCGAACTCACGGGAGTCAAGTACCAGCGGAACGAGGTGGCATGACCGATCTCGTGGAACTCGGCTCGCCTTACGGATACCTGCTGAAGCTCACGGGCCTGACGCAGCAAGACTTCTGTCGGCGGGCCGGGTTCTCGCGCACCACGCTCCAGTACCTGCTCGCCGGTCAGATGAACAAGATCAGCGCGACGCAGATTCAGGCGCTGTCGGATGCGTGCGTCGAGACGGGGGTCGACGCCCCCGGCGAACTCGAAGCCGCCTACGGCACGCCGAGCCTGCGCGTCGCCTACGACACCTGGAAGCGGGCGCGGCGCGCGAGCCTTCAGACGATCCTCGACTACGAGCCGGAGAAGGGCGAAGGCTGGCTGTCGCCGTTCCGCAAGATGGTGATCGCCACCTCGACCGGCGAGAACGCCTTCAGCCGCGCGCTCATGGTGCCGCAGCCGCGGGTGCTCGACTACGCGGGCGGCAAAGTGAAGCGGATGCCGCAGTCGATCCGCAACGCCCTGAAGGCGCTGGGATATCCTTACCTCGAACTGCTCGACGCGTATCAGACACAGTGGCGCTACGAGCGCGAGAAGCGGGAGGCGAGCCGTGGCTAGGAAGCTGGTCGGGCAGGTAAACGTCGAATTCGACGACACGCTTCCCGAGGGGCATCAGATTCAGGCGACCGTGCGGCATATCGTCGTGGACGGCCAGACGCTCCCGACCTCGGGCTGGCGCACGGTCTTCGACCAACTGGCGAACTACTTCCATATCAAGGGCGAGATCGACGGTGACGATGAGTAGCGGCGTAGGGTTCGAGCTAGACGAGGGCGAGGTCGTTGTCCGTACTCCGGGCAGCGGCTTCGCCCGCGTCGAGGTTCCGGCAGGCATCCGCCCTGCGACCTTCCGCAACGCGCTCGCGACGGTCGACATCCTGTGGCGGGAGAACGGCGAGTTCCCGACCGTCACGGACCTTGAAGAGCGGTGGCCGCAGATCCCGCGTCGGACGTGGGCGCGACTCATGCTCGACGACGCCTTCCTCGACGCGCTGGAGAAGCGCGGCATCCGCGTGCCGGGAGACGCAGGTCTCACCGAGCAGCAGAACCTCGCCCTGCTCGCGCTTGCCACGACCGGCGACCGGCGAAGCGAGGCGGCGAAGCTCAAAGAGATCGGCATCCCGTGGTCGCAGTACACGGCCTGGATGAAAGACCCGCTGTTCTCCGCGGCCCGGATGAAGCTCGCCAAGAACGCCTTCGAGGCTGCGAAGCCGATGCTCGTGCAGCGGGTCATCACCGAGGCTGAGTCCGGGAAGGTTGACGCGCTGAAGCTCGGCTTGGAGATGGCCGGGATCTACAGCCCGAATGAGAAGCAGGCCCGCGACTTCGAGCGGCTCACCATGATCCTCGTCGAGTCGATCATCAAGCACACCACGCCGGAGGTTCGCGACGCGATCCTCTCCGACATGCGCGCGGCGGGCGCTATGATCGACGTGTCCACGCCCCGAGCCCTGGAGGCATAGTGCCGGTTTATACGCCATTCCTGCACCTGGCGAAGCCAGGCGGCGGCTCCAGTGGGACGATTCCCGACGAGACCGCGGACATCGACGTTCTCAACGGGAACTTCGACGCCATCGACACCTGGGCGCAGGGGATGAACGGCGTCTGGCAGGCGTGGACTCCGAGCATCGGCGCATCGGGTACCGCCCCGACGCTGGGCACGGGAGCCACGCAGATCGGGCGCTACGTCAAGTTCGGCACGACCGTCATCGCGCAGGCCGAGGTCATCTTCGGAACCTCGGGTGTCGCCGCAGGGTCGGGCAACTACGCCTTCTCATTCCCGGTTCCCCCGAGCCCCAACGGCGGCACGCTCCCGATGGGAGAGGTCTTCGCCGCGCAGTCAGGCGGAAACGTCCAGGGTCCGTATGCCCTCACGCTCTCGGGCGATCACATGGTCGGCAACGTCACCTTCACGGGAACGGCGGTCGGCAACTCCAACCCGTTCGTCCCCGCGGCAAGTAGCCGGTATGCGTGGAAGATGATCTACGAGAGCGCCAGCTAGGAGAGCAATGCCTTCACTCGGACTTGACTTCGCAGACGCCCGACCGGGCGGCGCGGCACTGAAGTCGCACGGCGTCGTCGGCGTCGGGCGCTACCTGTCGACCGCGGCCAAGGGCCTGACCTCCAGCGAGGTCTCGGACTACAAGGCGCATGGCGTCGGCATCTGGGTCGTCTACGAGGGTGCAACTCGCGGGATGCTCGGCGGCAAGGCGCAGGGTGTCACGGATGCCCACGCCGCTCTTACGCGCGCAAACGCGCTGGGACTCGGCAACTGCGTCATCTACTGGGCTGCGGACTACGACATCGGCCCCGGCTACTCGGAGATCGCCGCGACGGATGCCTACGTCGAGGGATGGAACACCGTCATCCCGCCTGGTCGCCGCGGTGGCTACGGGGGCCTCTGGTACCTCCAGCACATCGGCGCGGCCATCGAGCACCGCTGGGAGTGCGGCTCGACCAGCTTCCGCCACGGCGTCGACCCGAACAAGTTCCCGGTCGACATCCGCCAGACGACGATCACGCCGCCCATCGCGGACACGGATCACAACTACGTCTATGCGACGGGCTCATTCGTGGGCCAGACTGGCAGTACCCCTACCTCGACTCCAACCTCATCGGAAGGCGATGACATGGCTCTCTCAGCCACCGATCTGAGCACCATCTCAGACATGCTCCAGCGCGCGACGCGCTACCGGGTCTACTACAACGAGAAGACCAAGAAGTACTTCGCGGTCAACTGGAACATGCCCTCGGGCGACGCGGGCAAGATCATCTACGCCAATGCCGGTCCCGGCCAAGTGAACTCCTGGCACAACATGGAGATCACCGGGGACACCATCGCCCAGGCTATCCACACGGACGGCAAGAACCAGCCGACGCAGGTCGAGATCACCAACCTGGCTCACGCCAAGGACACCGCAGACACGGAGAAGAAGTAATGGCTACGCCGACCACCAAGATCAACGCCCACCCGAAGGTCTTCTACGGATGGGTCGCCGCGGGCATCGTCTCGATCCTCGGCTTCATCGCCGCGGCAGCGACCCCGGAGGCGTTCGCCCCGCTCGGCACCCTGGCGGTGCCGCTGTCGATGCTCGTCGTCGCCGTCGCTCAGGGCCTCATCGCCTGGCTGAAGCGCAGCGAGCCGAAGGTCGAGAAGAAGCTCCCCGAGACCGTGAGCGTTCCGCTTCCCGCGGCGGCGGCTCCGGTTGTGGAGCCCGCGCTGGCCGACACCCCGGTTGCCGAGGTCGTCACCAGCCCGTCGCCCTCTCCCAAGCCGCGCGCTTCTCGCGCCAAGGCAACGACGAACTGATGGTCTCCACCGGGGGAGGCATGGGAGAGCAGGTCGGGGACACCTCGACCAAGAATTTTCCGAGCCCTGAAGACGTGCTCAACATCCACATGAACTCGGATGTCGACGGGTCGACTTTCGCCCAGCACCACACGCTCGGGCCGAACGCAAACCAGGCTTCCCCCGGCGACCACGCCCACGACGGCTCTTCGAGCAACTATCTCTTCGACCCGGACGTGGACATCGCCGCAGGCGACATCTCCACGACCGCAGGGTTGCACACCGCTATGCGCGCGGTGCTCAACGCGATGAAGAAGATCGGGCTCCAGGACACCACCACGAACTGATGGCTCAGGACAAGCGGGTCGACCTTCTCGCTCTGCTGAAAGACGAACTCGGGAAGTCCCTCGGCAAGAGCAACATCCTCGGCTACAACCCGGATCTCTACCCGAAGCAGACCGAGGTCTTCAAGTGCCAGGCCCAGGGCCGGTACGTTGCAGGTGGCAACCGCGCGGGCAAGTCCGACACGCTGGTCCTCGACATGATCTGGACCGCGACCAACACGCACCCGTTCCGCCCGCGGCCCGAACACTGGGGCGATGGTCCGGTGGAGCTTCGCTGCGTCGTCGTCGACATCGTGAAGGGCGTCGAGGGCATCATCCTGCCGAAGCTCAAGCGGTGGGTCGCCCGGTCGATGCTCAAGGACGGCGACTGGATGAAGTCGTGGGACCAGCGCACGCTGACCTTCACCTTCGAGAACGGCTCGACCATCGAGTTCCTGACGCACGGCATGGACCTCGACAAGCACGGCGGTCAGCCGAAGCACGCGCTCTACTTCGACGAGGTGCCACCGCAGGACATCTTCATCGAGAACCTGATGCGACTCGTCGACTACCGGGGCTTTTGGCTCATCGCGGCCACCTCGACACAGGGCATCGGCTGGGAGTATGAAGAGCTTGTCGAGCCGGGTCTCACGGACCCCGACTGGCCGATCAAGTCGTTCACGCTCAGCCAGCTAGACAACCCGTTCCTCGACACCCCGAAGAACGAACGCGACTTCTACTTCATCGGGGCCTCGAAAGAGGACCGGAAGATCCGCGAAGAGGGCGAGTTCACTGCGCGCCAGGGCTTCATCTTCCCGAACATGCGCGAGCATCCCGAGAAGTACGTCCTCGACCATCACATCGCCGCGCCGAAATCGTGGCAGTGGTACTCGTCCGTGGACTTCGGCTTCTCGAACCAGACAGCATGGCTCTGGCACGCGGTCTCCCCGAACGGCGCGATCTACACCTTCGCAGAGCATTGCGCCTCGGGCCTCAACGTGAACCAGCACAGCGAGATCGTGCACGAGATGGAGCGCGCATGGGGCATGGAGCCCTACGTGCGCGTCGGTGACCCTGCGGGCAAGCAGAACTACGGCACGACCGGCACGAGCTACGTCTCTGAGTACGCCAAGAACGGCATCTACATCAACGTCGAGACGATCACGAATAACGTGCCCATCGGCGTCGACAAGATGCACCAGTATCTCCAGATCCTGCCCGTCTCGCCGTGGGGCACGGACATGCCGACCTGGCGGATCTCGCCCCACTGCCCGACGCTGATCAAGCAGATGCAGATGCTCCGGTGGGACACCGCGGAGAGCCAGAAGGTTGCCTACCGCACCAACCCGCGCGAGGGCATCTACAAGAAGAACGATCACGCCCCCGACTCGGCGCGGTACTTCTTGACGCTGATGCCGGATCTGAAGCCGGTTCGCGAGATCGACCCTCTGCCAACTCCAGACAACCCGCGTACAGTGAGCTTCGTCGAGATGATGTCACGCATCTCGGCGAACCCGAACGAGCATCTGGTCACAGATAGCTCGGTTACCCAATGGAGAGAAGTCGACGACTTCCCTGAGCTTAGGATGCTGGGATGACCTACAAGCTGGTAGACACTGCCACGGAAGCACCGGGGCTGTGCTTCATCACCCGGACGAGCGTCGGCCCGTTCATCGACACCGGCAAGAAGGTGTGGACTCTGCGGCCCGAGATCGGGACCAAGGTCTACGAGCACGTCTACATCGCCGTCTCGACCTTGCTGGAGATCGCGCAGGAGGCCGGTATCCTGTCGGCCAAGGATGTCGAGCTTTCTCGGCAATACGGAGAGGGCTATGCGGACGCCCTGAAGGAGAACATCGGTGGAGACCTCAACAGCCTCGCAGACACTCTCGGCTTCATCTCTGAGCGGCTGGATTCTATCCGCAGTGCTCTTGGCGGTGCTGATTCTGGCAGCTATCTTCGTGTTGAAGGTGCTGAAGCGCCTGGAGACGATGAGGATTCGCGAGAGGACGCAGAACGCGGAGATTCGGAAGACGGAGATCGAGGGGATGAATCGCCTACTCTCGAAGGCGTTGACGCTTATCTCGACCTCCGACCCGCTCGCGTATCAGGCCGTCGAGGCAATGGAAAGCCGCTCGCAGACCTATAGTGGGTACGATCCCTCGGATGAGGCTGAGATCCAGCGGCTCACCGATCTAGGCCGTGAGGAACGAGAGGAACCCCTGAATGGCTCAGACTACGACATCCTCAGCGATCTCGGCGTCCTCTAGCGACTCGCAGAACCGGGCCGGAGCCCCTGTCACGCCGCTCAGCGATGAGCAGGTCGTCGACATCCGCAAGTTCCGGCTGACCAAGGATGCCCAAGAGCTTTCGGCGTGGGTCAAGAAAGAGTACACGAGCGCCCGAGCGGCCCGTTCCTCGAAGCAGCAGCAGTGGGTTCTGAACCTCAGCATGTTCTACGGGAGGCAGTGGCTGGAGGCTACCTCGAAGCTCCTGCCCGGTGGGTACGACAATAAGCTCTTCGTCCCGCGCAAGCCCAACTACTCGCGCCGCATCACGGTCAACAAGACCCGCTCGTTCATCCGCCGCGAGATCAGCAAGTTCATCTCGCAGTCGCCCGATGCAACGGTCGTCCCGGCCTCGGGCGAGGACCAGGATGTCGCCGCGGCCTATGCAGGCGAGCAGGTGTGGGACTCGCTCTCGTCGAGCAAGCACTACGAGCAGAAGTTCGCGCGCGCCGTCTGGTGGATGTGCCTTACCGGCAACGGCTTCATCAAGACGCAGTGGGACCCGGCTCTCGTCAACCCAATGAACCCTGCCGACCAGGGCAACATCGCCTTCGGCCCGGTGACCCCGTTCCACCTCTTCGTCCCGGATCTGCGCGAGGAAGAGATCGAGGACCAGCCCTACGTCATCCACGCCTACACCAAGCCGGTCGGCTGGGTGCGGCAGTACTTCGCCCAGGAGCTTGAAGGCGTCGAGATCAAGCCCTCGACCACGAGCGCCCAGGACATCGTGCAGGCGGGCTACCTGAACCTCACCACGAGCAAAGAGCCCGACTCCTGCGTGGTATACGAGATGTGGGTGAAGCCCGGTGGGCACAAGCTCCTGCCGAACGGCGGGGTCATTATCCAGGTCGACGACACGCTGGTCTCGGTGCTGATCGACGGGATGCCCTACGAGCACTGCCAGTACCCGTTCGCGCACCTGAAGCACGTCCCCTCGGGCACGTTCTACGCCGACAGCCCGCTGGTGGACACGAACCAGCTTCAGAAAGAGTACAACTCCATCCGCAGCGAGATCAGCGAGGCCGGTCGCCGCATGGCGCGCCCTCAGTTGATCGCGATGGAGGGCTCCATCGACCCCTCGAAGATGACCAACGAGCCGGGTTCGATCATCACCTACCGACCTGGCACCGCGGCTCCGCAGCCGATTCCGCTCTCGCCGCTGCCGCAGTACTACGTCGAGCAGCAGGAGACGATTCAAGCCGACTGGGAGGACATCACCGGCCAGCACGATGCCTCGACCGGCGACGCTCCCGCGGGCCTTTCTGCAGGCACGGCGATCAACTATCTCCAGGAGCAGGACAACCAGTTCCTCACGCCGCAGTACAAGAGCGTCGAGTACGCGGTGGAGAAGATCGCCAAGCAGGCGCTCACGCTGTTCTGCCAGTACGTCGATGTGCCGCGGAAGATCCAGACGGTCGGTGCGGACGAGTCGTTCAACACCTCGATGCTGGTCGGCTCGGACCTCAAGAACGGCCTCGACATCCGCATCGAGCCGGGAACCTCGGTCGCCAAGTCCCAGGCCGCGAAGTCGGCTCAGGTCATGCAGTGGTTCACGGTCGGGCTCATCCAGCAGGACGTGGCGCTGGAGCTTCTGGAGATCGGCGGTCCCCAGCGGGTCATCGACTACGTGAGCGCGGCCAAGCGCAAGGCGCAGCGCGAGAACATCAAGATGAAGATGCTCGACCCGATGAGCATCCAGCAGCTTCAGATGCAGCAGCAGATGGAACTCCAGATGCAGCCGCCGCAGCCGAATGCGAACGGCCAGCTTGTGGGCGACGGCCAGGACCCGAGTGCCCTCGTGCTGTCGAGCATGACGCAGCCCGGTCAGCCGGGGCAGGCTCCCGCGCAGCTTCCGATCATCCCGGTCGACGACTTCGACGAGCACGCCGTCCACGTACAGGCGCACACGGCGTTCATGATGAGCCAGGAGTACGAGATGCTGCCCTACGAGGTCAAGCAGCAGTTCGTCCTGCACCGCAACTTGCATGTGCAGGCCATGACGCAGGTCTCGCTTCAGAACTTCCTCTCGTCGATGCCGTCAGACGGCTCGACCGGGGATGCCCCGCCGTCGAACGCCGTGCCGACGCCGCAGGCGCAGGCCACCTCGCCGGGTGCTAGCATGGCAGCGAATGGAGCCGCACCTCAGCAGGTTCCCGACGAGACTGGAGCCTCAAATGGCTGATGCGGACACCCGCTACGACTACCAGCCCGTTCTCCCGACTCACGGGGACCGCGGCCCTTCCATCGCCCAGTTGAAGGCGACCATCAGTGGCTCGGGAGTCGCGTCCAAGTACCCGGCGTCGTACCTCTTGCAGTGCACGAGGAACGACCTGCTCAACATCATCCGTGTCGAGGGGCTCTCGCAGACGGGTGACTGAACCCCTTTCGGGTTGGGGGAAACAAGGCCCCGGTGTTCTCCGTTGCACCGGGGCCTTTCCGCGTGTCGGGAATGTTTCTCTGTGCATAGACGCATCAATGACCCTATGATGTGAGCATCAGGGCACCAGGGCCGCGAGGTACAGTGCTGATCGCCAGGACCGCAGATGCGGCACAGCAAAGAAAGATGGTCAGATGTCTGACGAGCAAACCGATCCTGTAGTCGACGCCCCGGAAACCGGAGCAGAGGAAGCAGAGTCGGGGGGTGATTCATTCAACCCCGCTTGGCAGGGCATCAGGGACCGACTGCCCAACGAAGCTTTCTTCGAGGCGGTCAAGCCGGAACTGCAAAAGTGGGACCAGAACTTCCAGAAGTCGGTCGAGAAGCAGGTTCAGCAGAGGTTCGAAACGGACTTCGGCTGGGTCAAGGACATCGCCGCGCAGGGCATCACGCCCGAGCGGGTCACTGGTGGCCTGAACCTTCTCCAGCAACTCGACGCGGACCCCGTTGGCACGTACCAGCGGATGGGGGAGTTCCTCCGTCAGAACGGGCATCTGCCCGAGACCGACGAAGAGGTTCAGCAGGTCGAGGACGCCGGGAATGACGACCTCTTCCCTGACCAGGACCCGCGCGATCAGCAGATCGCAACTCTTCAGGCGCAGTTGGAGCAGCTTCAGGGCGGCTTCCAGCAGTACACCGAAGAGCAGCAGTGGAACCAGGAAGTCCAGCAGGCCGAGGTCGCCCTCGACCAGCAGCTTTCCACGCTGAAGCAGGCTCACCCGGAACTGACCGACGACGACATCGAGGACATCCTCAACCGGGCAGCTTGGAAGGCTCAGCAGTACCAGAACGCGAACGACCCGAGGGTTCCGACTCTCGACGAGGCGTTCCAGGAGTTCGATGCCTTCCGCAACCGCATCCTCAGCACTCCCCGTGCATCGGCGCAAGCTCCCCGCCTTCTGCCTACGGGTGGTGGCGTTCCGTCCCCACAGGTCGACCGCCCCAGCCTCGGCAAGCTCTCCAGCGGCCAGACTCAGGATCTGGTGGCTGAGTGGATCTCGAAGGGCCACTAGCTTCGCCTAGCCGCAACTAGGTCAAGAAAGGACCGGCAATGGCTACCACCCTCGCGAGCCTCGACCCCATCATGAAAGAGGTCTACGCTCCGCGCATCACCGAGCAGTTGAACGAAGAGACGACTGCCCTGAAGCGGATCACCAAGTCCAACTCCGGCGTCACGCAGGACGTGGGCGGCAAGTACGTGGTCCTCCCGATCCACACTCGCCGCAACGCCGGTATCGGCTCGCGCCTTGAGTCGGAGCCGCTGCCCCAGCCGGGTCAGCAGGGCTACGCGGCCAGCCGTGTCGCCCTCAAGTACGGCTACGGCTCGGTGCAGCTTACCGGCCAGGCCATCGCCCTCTCCGACTCAGACAGCAAGAGCTTCGCTCGCGCGCTCGACCAGGAGATGACGGGTGTCAAGAACGACATCCTCAAGGACATGAACCGCCAGGTCTACGGCGTCGGCAACGGTGCCATCGGCACGGTGTCCACCGCGGGCACGTCGAGCACCACGATCACGGTCTCGGACGCGCGGCTCTTCCAGGTGGGCGAGATCGTCGACCTCGTGACCCTCCCGGCCACGGTCGCGACGGCGGGCCTCACGGTTACCGCGGTCAACGTCTCCGCGGGTACCATCACCGTCTCCAGCGCGGTCACCTCGGCGGTCGGCCAGATCCTGGTCCGCACCGGCTCGGGTCCGTCCGCGTCGGCCAACCGTGAACTGACGGGCTTCTCGGCCATCGTCAACAACACGGGCGCGCTGTTCAACATCGACCCTGCGGTCGAGCCCGAGTGGACCGCCACGGTCAACTCGAACGGCGGCACGGGCCGTGCACTCACCGAGGCCCTGATGATCAACGTCGTCGACACCATCCGCACGCGCGGTGGCTCGACCACCCTGATCCTCACCAGCCTGGGTGTGCGCCGCGCCTACTTCAACCTGCTGTCGCAGACCCGCTCCACGGTCAACACGCAGGACTTCACGGGCGGCTTCAAGGGCCTCGCCTTCACCACCGACAAGGGCGACATCCCGTTCATCGCGGATGTCGACGCGCCGCTGGGCAAGGCGTGGTTCCTCAACGAAGACACCTTCACGTACTACCACGACGAGGACTGGCACTGGCTGGACCGCTCCGGCAACATGTGGGAGCGCAAGGTCGACAGCAACGGCACCTACGACGCCTGGTACGCGAACCTCGTCGAGTACCACGAGTTGGGCGTCGACCGCCGCAACTCGAACGGTCTGCTCGCAGACATCACCGAGGCGTAGTACGCTGAAGGTCTCCTAAGGCACACGGGGGGTCAGGGTTTCGGCCCTGGCCCCCTTCTTCGTGAGAGGATGTGCTCGTGCAAGGTGAGTACGAGTTCTTCAAGAAGCGGTCGACGCTGGGCGACGGGTACTCGCTGGGCGACTACCAGACGGACTACTGGGCTCGCCAGGCCGGTCTCGTCGGCGCGACCGCCAACCAGGATGACGCCGAGCGCGCATTCCTGCTCACCGTGTTCCCCGGCTCGAATGGGACGGTGGATGACCTCAACCTGCTCTACTGGAAGAACGTCGCGCCGGTAGGGCTCCCCGCGGGCCTCGCGACGGACGACTACAAGTGGGCTGCCATCCAGGCCGATCTCGCGCTTGGATCGGGCGGCTCGACTCCGACGACCACCATCGGCAAGGCGCTCGCAGCATCGAAGGCTGGTACCGCGCAGACGCGGATGCTCGTCTTGGGCGACTCGCTCACCGAGGGCGAGGGCGCAGATGCTCGCTCGAAGCGGTGGGTCGACATGCTCGTGTCGAAGCTCCGTACTGATCTCGGAATCAGCGGCTCGGGGGTCGGACTCACCCCTGCCGCGTACATGACTTATCTCAACGTCTCCGCGCCCTGGCGCACGCAGGGTACCACTTCGGGAACCGTGCAGGCCCCGCCGTGGTTCATGACGCAAGGCAACAAGGGTGTGAACATCGCCTCGGGCGCATCGGTGACGTGGACCGTGACAGGTGACAGCGCCGATCTGGTGTACTGCGGCACCGAGACTGGAGTCGGCTTCGGCTCATTCACGATCTCTGTCGACGGCACCAACGTCGTCACGCACGACGCCACAGCGGACGGCTACACGCCAGGCAAGATCATCCATTTCTCGCTGGGTACGGCGGGCTCTCACACCGTCAAGGTGACGGCATCGGGTGGATACGCGCTCATCGATGGCCTTGTGGTCTACAACGGCGACTACACCTCCGGCATCACCTACTGGGACTGCTCGCACACGGGGTACACGGCGGCGCAGTTCTCCAGCACGGACGACGGCTCAGGCGACGACAACGAGGACTACCGCCTTGGCTGGCAGAACTACCAGCCGCATCTGGTGATCGACGCGCAGTACGGCATCAACGATTTCTTCAACAACACCGGCACTCCGTCGCAGGTGGCAGCGAATCTCACCGAGCGGTTCGCGTCGTATAACGCGCTGGCCTCCAAGCCGACCGTCATCTTCGCCATTCCTCCGATCAGCCAGGACGACCTCGATACGACGTGGGGCAGCTACCACATCGACGACTACGTGAACGCCTGCATCACTGCTGCGCAGGCCGCGGGGGCGACGATCTTCGACTCGCGTACCGCGATGGGAGAGCCCCTTCCGGCTACTGACTTCGCCCCTGAGGACTCGGGCGGCGGGCATGTTCACCCGAACGACACTGGTCAGGCGCTATTCGCTAGTGCACTTGCCGAGACTCTCGAATAGTAGGATGCATCCATGCATCAGGCACTGAGCGCGTTCGGCGCGGGCACATGGTCGAGTGAGCACGGCGAGTTCATCTCCGACGCCCACCGGCAGCTTGCAGAGGTCGTCAACGACTACAACCCGAACCTCTACGTCGCCCACGTTCCGCGCGAGCAGGGCGGAGCGATGGAGCAGTTCCCGTTCGCGATCATCGAGCATCGATCCGGCCAGGAGCCGGAGGTCATCCGCTACATCACGACCGAGCAGATGATGGAGCCGCAGAAGATCCTCGCGTGGATCTTCGAGGGCGATCTCATCCGACATTCTCCACTTACGGTTCTCGCGCGCATGGAGGCTGAGGACCGCGCCAAGGAACTCCTGAAGCTCAAGGCGTGGGAGGAAGAGCAGGCCGACCGCGAAGAGCAGGTCGCCTTCTTCGCCACCGGGGGCCGCGAGAAGCACCACACGATCCGGCACAACGGGAAGAAGTTCGAGCGATGAGTTTCTCAGGCGCATGGGCACCGCCGTCGAGGACGTGCGCGCAGGTCGGAACCTACGTGAAGCGCCAGTTCGGTGACGAGTCGGGGGTGCAGATCCAGGACAGCGACATCATCAACTGGGTGAACCAGGCTCAGGACGAGATCAACAACGCCAACCGTGTGCTGACCACCTACTTCGAGACTCCTACCGTCCCCGGCCAGGCTGAGTACGACTTCCCGGATGACAGCATCTTGGAGGTCGACAGCCTCGCCATCGACGGTCGCGTGCTGCCGAACGTGCCGTTCAATACGGCGCAGGACCGGCTTGCGGGCATGGACCCGAAGCTGGAGTTTCAGGGCCGTCCGCAGTTCTGGTACGCCTGGGGCGGCAAGCTCACCATCTGGCCGATCCCGCAGTCTGCTGATCACACCATCCGCATCTACGCAGTGCGCCGCCCGGTCTTGATCACGGCCACGGATCAGGTGCTCGACCTGCCCGACAAGTACTTCAGCGCCATCTGCCAGTTCGTCATGACGCAGGCATACGAGATGGATGAGAACTTCCCCGCAGCCCAGCAGAAGTCGTCGCAGTACCACGAAGAGACGATGCGGCTGATCGACGAAGAGCGCCAAGCCCAGAACCAGACCTACCCGGTCATTCAGGTTCAAGAGGGCGAAGGTCTCGGATACTACTGGTGGTGAGATGAGCGGCCAGGCCGTCAATGTCGGTCCCTTCAAAGGGGGCCTCAACACCTTCAGCGACCCCAGCGCGATCCAGGACGACGAGCTTGTTGTCTGTGACAACTTCGAGGTGGATCTCGACGGCTCGCTGAAGTCGCGTCCGCCGATGCTGCCGACGACGCTGAGCATCCCGCTCCAGGCCACCGGACAGGTGAACCCGCTCGGGCAGTACACGGATGCCTCGGGCAACCAGCACCTGATCGTCACAGATGGCAACTCGAAGACCTACGACGTGAGCGACGCGGGTGGGACGAAGGTCATCTCGTCGACCACTGCGTTCGGCGCGATGTGCCAGTACAACGGGCTCGCTCACCTCTTTCCGAGCCCCTCGCAGGGCGGCTCAGGCGGGACGTGGAACGGCACCACCTTCACTGCGGTCTCGAACATGCCGAAGGCCACAACCGCCGTGCAGCAGAAAGACCGGATCTGGACCGCGGGGGATACCGCGAACCCGACGCGCGTCGTCTACTCGAACCTCATCACGGCGACGACGTTCTGGCCCGCCACACAGAACTTCTTCGAGGTCGGCAAGGGCGACGGTCAGAAGGTCATGGCGCTCTACTGGTACTTCGGCAACCTGCTGATCTTCCGCGACAAGAGCGTGTGGAACTTCTCGTTCTCCGGTGACCCCGCCCAGGGCGTTCTGTCGGTGCTTCTGCCGACCATCGGCCTTCAGGACGAGCGGTGTCTTGCCGCGAGCGAGAGCTACCTGTACTTCATGTACCAGAACCGGCTCTACGAGTTCCTGAACAACCGCGCCTTCCAGGCCAACATCCAAGTGCCCTTCACTGGGAACTTCTCGGTCGACCTGAACATCCCGCTCTCGGTCAGCGAGTTCAACAAGCGGATCATCGTCAACTTCTACGGCACGGTATACGTCTACGGGCGCAACACGAAGACGTGGACCACCTGGTCGTCGACCCTCGCAGACATGGCGCTCTTCTACCCGAAGTACGACGTGGCCTACAATCCGATTTCGGCCTGGGTCTTCGGCGCGCAGAACGGTTCCAGCGGCTCGACGCCGATCTACCAGATGCAGGACGGCTTCTCGATCACGGATGCCGAGACCTTCACCTGCCAGATGACCACGAAGAACTTCAGCTACTCGAACTCGGCGCGCTTCAAGCGGCTGTTCTGGTGGGGTGTCGACTGTGTGTTCCACGGCGTCATGCGCACACAGGTCCAGCAGATCACGCAGAGCTTCGCAACGACGTGGGGCCGCGTCGGGCAGGAGACGTGGGGCTTCTTCCTCGGTCACACCTGGGGCCACCTGTTCGACTCTGCGCCGAACGTGCAGGACATGGTGGATACCTCGGGGCAGGCCATCAGCCGACGCCTCGTGAAGCTCCAGCACCCGCTGCGCTTCCGCCAAGTCGCCTACCACGTCGAGTGCGACACAGATGGAACCACCCTTACCGGCCCCGTTCGGCTGTTCGGCCTCGTGTCGTTCGTGCTCGAACACGAGAAGGTCGTCGACCAGATCAGCTAGCGAGAGGTAGCATTCGAGCATGGCGTTCAATCCGCTCCGCAAGGCGATGCAGGCCGTAGGGCCGCAGGCGACCGCCCCCGGTATGCCCGTGCAGCCTGGCGGGGGCTATCAGGCCGGTGCTGCCGGTGCCAAGGTCTACGAGGGCGGCGGCATGGCCCCGAATGTCGGGCAGAACGGCAGCAGCGTAGGCTACGCCATGCGCGACCGTCAGGCGGCGGCGCGCAGGCAGGCAATCATGAACCGAGCGGCAGGACTTCGATAATGGCAAAGCTCACCACGGCAGAGCGCAAGGCGCTTCCCGACTCGGCGTTCGCCGGTCCTAACCGCACCTATCCGGTCAACGACGCCTCGCACGCCGCCAATGCCAAGGCCCGCGCCGCGCAGAACGCCTCGCCCGCCGAAGAGAAGAAGATCGACGCCAAGGCGAACAAGAAGCTCGGGAAGTCGAGCGACTCGTCGTCGACTCCGGCCAAGAAGGGCTCTGTGCCCGCAGGGCTCGCCAAGTGGCAGGCCGAGCACAAGAAGAAGCGCACTCCGGGCGATGCGGCCCGAGAGGCACTGGTGCGCCGCGCAAGCAAAAAGAAGACGAAGGCTGACGATGGCCGGTAGACTTCCGATCCAGAAGGGCAACAACGAGGCCATCGTTGCCGCCATCGAGAAAGACCGCCCCGCTGGAAAGGGGCACCACACCTCGCACCAGACGCAGGCCATCCTCAACTGGCTGAAGAAGCGCGAGGCAGAAAAGAAGGGCAGTAGCTGATGGCATTCCGTATGCAGATCGGTGGGTCTACCGGTGGCGCATCGCCGTCTACGGCCAAGCTCACCACGAACTCGCCGTACAAGGGTGGAGACAACACCACCAAGGGCGCGGTCGTCCAGAACACCTCGACCTCGCGCCCGGTTCCGGTCTCCCCGGCTCCGGCTGTCAACGTGTTCTCCACCCAGCAGAACCCTTCAGGGAGTGGTGCGGTCGGGGGTAGTTCTGGCAGTAGCGGTGCTACTAGCACTCCTGCGGCGACTCCTGCGCCCGCGGCACCGGACTTCAGCAGCTTCCTCAAGAGCTACGGACCATACCTGACGCAGATGGCGACGTTCGCCAAGGCGCTCTCGGACTACACCACGTCGGAGAACAACCAGGCGAGCCAGTACGACCAGCAGTACAACCAGGGACTGAAGAACCTCGGCTGGGATGCCAGCACGAAGTCGTGGATCAAGGACACCGATCCGCGGTACCAGGAGACGGCGTTCGGCAACTCGACGAACTCGAACGACAACAGCTTCGCCTCGCGCGGGCTTCTTCAGTCGAGCGCCTTCCAGCAGGCCGCTCAGAACCTGCTCGACCAGTACAACAACCAGAAGTCGCAGGCCGACACGGGCGACCAGACCGAACACACGAACGTCAACCAGGCCATCCAGGCGTACAAGAACCAGTACGGCACGAGCGGCACGCAGACGCAGCAGGCCAAGCAGAATGCCGCGCAGGCATATGCCTCGCAGTACGGCGTTACCGCTCCCAAGGTGTAAGGACAGCCCGTGGCTAACTTCTGGGACTACCTCGCAGGCAAGAGCCGCGGGGTTCAGAAAGACATCACTCAGTTCGCGAACAACGCCTCGAAGAATACGAAGCAAATCGCTGACGACAAGAGCAACAACCCGCTGGTGCGCTTCGGCGCGGAACTGGGCCACATCGCCTCGCAGCCGCTTGTTGCTGAGTCGAACGTCACGGGCAGCGTCCAGAACGGCGAGGACGCGCTCATGGGCTTCCTCAACGGCCTAGGCAAGCAGACCCCCGCGACTCCGGCGACTCCTACGGTCCCGCAGGCATCTACCCCTGCGACGACCACCACGACGACGCCTACGGCCAGCGACCCGGACTTCCTCTCGTGGGCGCTCCAGTCCGGTCTTCTGGGCTCGAACGAAGAGCCTGACACCTCGGGCCTCGACGCGAGCTATCAGACGATCAAGAACGACACGTCGCAGGAGTACCAGCAGGCCGCAGCCGCTCAGCAGGCGATCTACAACCAGCTTGCGCAGATGAACTCCGGCGACGCCGCAGCGCAGCAGAAGCTCACGAACGGCCAGGTGGCTGAGGATCAGGCCGTCAACAAGTCGACCGCGGCCAACATCAACGCGGGCTACGACAGCGCCAACGCGAACGAGGATGCCGTCAACGCGCGCCTGGGCCTCGCCCCGAGCGCCGCGGCCACGCAGTCGAACGAAGAGAACCGCGCCAACGACGTGTCGAACGCCGCGACGACCGCGGGCAACGCCGAGCAGGCGCTCAACAGCAACGGCGCAAACCAGGCCGATTTCCTCCAGGCCCTGCCGAGCGCCAACCGCGCCTACGGTGCGAACACCGCATCGCAGACCATCGCGGGACTGCCTGCCGCCCTGGCCGCTGTCGACGCCGCGCAGCAGAGTGCCGACCTCCAGTACCAGTCGGCCAACTATCAGAGCCCGCTCGACCAGTTGACTGCGCTTCTGCCTTTCTACCAGCAGCAGTACGGCACGCCGCAGACGCAGGAGCAGATGGCCTACGACCAGGCTCAGCTTCAGAACTCCGAGAACACGGCGACCAACAACCAGGCCAAGATCACGCAGCAGTCGCAGACGGACACGCTGAACACCTTGGCGAAGCTCATGGCGATCAAGAACCCGTCTCAGCAGGTGCAGGACACGATCTCTGCACTGTTGCAGCAGGCGATGGGAACCAGTTCGCAGTAGTATCTGAGGCATGTCGAGCTTCAGCGATCAGGTAGCTGCCGCGTTCGCTACCCCGGCGAAGGCACCAGCGGCTACCCCCGCGAAGAAGACCACGACAGGGCTCGATCTCTCGAAGGCTCTTGCCGACAGCACGGACCCGACGAAGAACGGCCACAGCGTCGGGGTCATCGGACACATCTTCGACCTGCTCTCGCGTCCGCTCTACGGCGTGACGAACGTCATCGACACCGGGGCTCACGCGGTCCACGACCTGATGACGCCGGGGAGCCGGGGGACGGGTGCCAAGGAAGCCGTCGAGGCGGGCACGCTTATCGAGCCGTTCCTCCAGGGCCTCGGCGGCGGTGTCGACGACACGCACCACAAGACGACTGCCCAGACCATCGACGACATCGAGAAGCTCTCCGGGCGCGACCCGTCGAAAGACTCGACCGGCGTGCGCATCGCCAAGGCCATCGGCGGGCTCGGCGGCGACATCGCCCTCGACCCGCTGACCTACGTTCCCGGCCCTGACATCATCGAGTGGGCCAAGGACGCCTTCCGCGGCGGCAAGTCCATCGGGGAAGCTGTCACGGGAGCCAAAGACGTTGCGACCGCAGCCAAGGATGTCGGGAGTGCAGTTGCCACCACCCCGGCGACGACGCGCGTTGCGACGGATGCCACGGCTGAGGTTCCGAACATCAAGATTGGGAGCATCCCGCTCCAGAACCTCGTCAGCATGGCGCGCGGCACTAGCGGCCCCGAGCAGGCCACCGCGCTCCGTCTGCTCCAGAAGCACGCCTACGATCTCGCCCCGGATGACGTGAAGGGCGCTATCGACGACCTCGACGCGGGCAGGCAGATCCGCCCGATGGGGACTGCCGAGCAGCAGGCCGTGGCTCGCCCCGGTGGCCGCGCGCTGCCCGAGGGCTCGTCGATCCGCGTCTTCCCGAAGAAGACGATCATGGGCGCGTTCAAGGAAGGCTCGCAGGCCGCAGACGACTTCGCCGCGGTCGGCGGCAAGATCGGCCAGAAGCGCGAGATCACGCGCCTGGTCAGCCGCACGCTGAAGAGCACCAACACGCACGAGCTTCTACATCCGGCCATCGAGGCGGGCATCCGCTCGCGCGCCGCTGGCGACCGCACGGCTAATGCCGCAGCGAAGCGGTTCGCAGACGAGGCCAAGGCTCCGCGCCTGTCCGACCAGATCATCCGCGTCGGCAAGCCGCAGAAGGTTGCCAAGGACACCGAAGCGGTGCCAGTCGAGGCCGAGTCCGTCGATGCGACCCCGGATGTCGAGGCGGATACTCCCGAAGAGGAAGCAACCGCTGAGACTCAAGCCGCGATGCCCGACGACCCGGACCAGGCGAACCTCAACGACCAGATCGTTGCCAAGCAGGTCTCCGGCGACCCGCTTCTGGCTCGCGATGCCGAGCAGACCGCGTTCTGGTCAGGCAAGGGCGCGATGAACGAGGACGGGCTCAACAGTCTGCGCAAGGCGTCGGCCTCGCTCCAGTCGTTCGTCCAGCGCGCCAACGACGCGGGCGAGGAAGCCGCCAGGGCTGCACTGAAGCCGAGCGCCGCGCTGGGATCGAAGGCATGGCTCGCGGCCCTGCGCAGCGTTCCGGCACAGCAGGCGTCGAAGATCCCGGCAGAGATCGCCGCGGACCTCGGCCTCGACGACGGCGCGACCATCCGCGATCTGCTCCAGGGTCTCAGCACTGCCAAGCCGGGGTCGAAGGCGCGCCAGGAGTACACCGATGCTCTCCAGGCGACTTACCGTGCCTACAAGAAGGCCAACGAGACGCCTCACATCGGCAAGCTCGACGCCGCAGGCAATGCGATGGACCCCGATGGCGAGCTTGAGAAGGCCGTTCAGACGGCGCGGCTCAACGGGCGGGTAGAAGCGGCCAAGGGAATGCTCGCGCAGCGTGCCAACGACGCACAGGGCCTGGCGGACGGTCTTCCCGAGGGCTCTCCCTTGCGCAATCTGCTCTCCGACATCTTCGAGCACGGCTCTCCGACCGCTCAGGAGAAGGCATTCACCGACCTGACCCG